GGGGAAGGAGGGAGACAATGGGCAACATGATTGACTGGGCCAAGCGTGAAGTAGAAATCGCGTGCAAACGTGAAGCACCTGACAGGAAAGACGGCGAATGGGACTATGGCTGCGCGTGCTATGAGAGTGCGCTGAAAGCCTACATGAGCCTGATGGAAGATGAACACAGCGGGATGAGTTTTAGCATCACCCGGAGCATACTGAACCGCCTGATGGATGGCAAACCGCTGACGCCCATTGAGGACGCGCCGGAAGAATGGAATGAAGTATACGTAGAGGACAACGGCGAAAGAACGTACCAGCACCGCCGCATGAGCGGACTGTTCAAGCATGTTGGGCCGGACGGTGCGGTACGGTACAACGACGTGAACCGCGTGTGTTGTCGGAACAGGAACGAACCGAAGATCAGCTATCACAGCGGTCACGCATCACGGCTGATACACGAAATGTATCCCATCACAATGCCCTATAACCCACCCGCAGGACACTACGAACTGACTTGCGAGGAATGGCTAACAGACCGCAGGAACGGGGACTTTGACACCTGGGCCTACCTGACGCTGAAAACGCCGGGAGGTGACAGCGTTGGTGTGTTCCGCTACTTCAAGGATGGGCCGGACGGCGCGGTGGAAATCGACGAGGGCGAATACGGGGTGCGAGTGATATTGGCAAAGGAACGGGAACGGGCGGAACGGGGGAAGAAGTGAGACATGAGAAAAAAACTGCGTATGCTGTTCTGGAAGCTGGGCAAGCGGCGGTTCTGCCGTCTGAACGGCTACAACTGCCCGGAGTGCATATACCACCATTTTGTCTATGAGGGCAGCGTATTTCGCGGCAACAGATGCCGGTATCCGAGGAGGTATTGAGCGTGACGATACTTAATTCCATTGAAGCCCAAACAATGCCTGTTTGGCTGTCACTTGTATTCCTGATCATAGCAGGTGTTACAGCGGTGTTTGCTAAAATTGAATGTGACGAAGGTGAAGCAATCGGCGCAGTGGGATTTGTTATTATAACGCTGGCGCTTTTGGTAGCATCAGTTTATATCTTAGCCACAAAAAAGGATATTCTGCGTGTATACGCCACGATAGACGATACCAAGCCATTCGTGGAAGTGATGGAAGAATACACCGTGCATGAGCGCCAAGGCGATATATGGGTGCTGGATAAGGAAACGGAGGACTGACAATGCCGCCAAAGGGTAAATGCCAATCATGCAGCGAAGAAGCGTTCCTGTATCCGCTCATTGTGCGCCATAAGCAGGACGGGCATCTTGAGTGTTGGATGGTTTGCGAACGGTGCAGAAGATATTACAGCAAGGAGGCCTGACCATGTACACCCTATACAAAAAGGTCAACGACACCGAATCCATCCTGGCCTACTGCGACGATCCCATGGAGTGCGCACAGGCAATCCGGGTGGATGCGGAGATTTGCGATGATGACGCGGAATACCGATGGGAGGAAGCGCCGTAAATCCAACGTTTTTGAACGTGAAAAAACAACGAAAGGAGCATAGAATGGAAGGGGCAAGGGATGCGATTGTGTACATTGACAAGTTGAGGCTACAGCGGAACATGACCCAAGCGGAATTATCCGGCCTTGCCGGTATCAACGACGGCGGCCAGCAATACCGCCGCATGTACGCCGCCATGGATTGCAAAGTATCTACCCTGTTAAAATACCTGCACGCCCAGGGGCGTGATCTGGAAATCGTGGAGGTGAAGGAATGAAGCTGCAAATCGAATACCTGGACCCGCATGCGCTTACGCCCTATGAGCACAACACGCGCAAGCACGCGCCGGAGGATATCGACCAGATCAAGGCCAGCATTGCGGCAGACGGCTTTAACGATCCCATCGGCATCTGGGGCGAAAACAACCTGATCGTGGAGGGCCACGGGCGGCAGATTGCCGCGCTGGAAATGGGGCTGGATAAGGTGCCCTGCATCCGGCTGGATCATATGACCGAGACCCAGCGCCGGGATTATGCCATCCGGCACAACCGCACGGCGGAGCTTTCCGCTTGGGACTTCGGCAAGCTGGAAGAGGAAATCGCCGCGCTGGAGATCGAGGGCGTGGACTTGAGCGGGCTGAAATTTGACCTTGATGCACTAAATGGGGGTGGCAATCCCATTCCTGACAATCTCGATGCAGAAGAAGATTATAATTCATCTGCCCCCATAGCCTGTAAATTCACGTTCAGCAGTTATGTGGAATATGCACAGCATGAACAGGAATTGAAAGATTTTGCTGAGGAAATCGGCGCGGAATTTTCGGTGGTCAAGGCATGATAACCTTGAAACGGGCAACACCTGAGGCTGTGCGGTATGCGTGTCTGAATTTCCACTATGCCAAGCGTGTGCCGCAAACGAGATGGGCATATAACGTTTATGAAGACAGCCAATGGTGCGGCGTTGTAATATTCGGCGATGGAGCACAGCACAATATTGCAAAGGCGGTTGGATTTGACCACGGTGAAGCATGCGAACTTGAAAGGGTAGCATTAAACGGAAAACAATCGTTTACAAGTCAAGTGGTCGCAGAATGCTTGAAACGGTTACACAAAGACGCGCCACAAATCAAAGTTGTTATCAGTTATGCAGACGCAAATCAAAAACACGTTGGCATAATATATCAGGCCACAAATTGGATTTATATTGGGGACACTTCGCAAACATCTGCATCAAAGCCGGATGCCTATATAATCCACGGAAAGGCTTATCATCCTCGCACGGTTGGGGCAATGGGGTTGCGGCAAAGCATAGGATGGTTGCGTGAAAATGTTGACCCAAACGCGCAAGAAGTATGGGGCTTGCCAAAGTTCAAATACATCTTTGTCTTTGACAAGAAACTGCGGAAGGAATGGCAGAAAAAAGCCCTTCCTTATCCGAAACAAGGCACAAACGGGGGTGATACCCATTGAAGAGACGAAGCGGATAAACGGTAACGCAAAGTATACGCCATGGCTGACCGATGACGGGCTTTTGCGCGTTGAGGGCTGGGCGCGGGACGGGCTTATTGATGCCCAGATCGCCCATAACATGGGCATTGCCTATTCCACCTTCAAATTATGGCTCAATCAGTTCCCGGCCCTTCTGGCCGCCCTAAAAAGGGGCAAGGCCCCGGTTGATATCGAGGTTGAAAACGCGCTGCTGAAACGTGCGCTTGGTTATGACTATGAAGAAATAACGACAGAAATATTTGATATGCCGGACGGGACACAGCGAAAACATATCAAAAAGGTTACGAAAATGGTAGTTCCCGATACCACGGCGCAGATCTTTTGGCTGAAAAACCGCAGACCGGACAAATGGCGGGATAAGGTTGAAACGCCGATCACGGAGGACAAGAACGCGCCCATTTTTGATTTGTTGCGCAAGCTGGACGGTGAATGCGATGTTTAGCCCGATGCAGAAAACGTTCTGGCGGGAAGCAAAACGACGCTGGAACATAAAAACCGGAGCAACCCGTTCAGGGAAAACGTATCAGGATTATTTTCTGATACCAAAGAGATTGTTGGCGGTTGCCGACAAGGAAGGGCTGAACGTGATCCTTGGCAACACCCGCGAAACCATCCGGCGCAATATCCTGTTGCCGATGCAAAGCATGTACGGGGCTGAATATGTTTCCAACCTTCGCGCCGATAATTCGTGTGATATGTTCGGGCAGAAGGTTTTCTGCCTGGGCGCGGACAATGCGAACCGCGTGGACAAAGTGCGCGGCTCATCCATCAAGTATTGCTACGGGGATGAAATCACGACCTGGAACCCGGATGTGTTCGACATGCTGAAAAGCCGCCTTGATAAAAGCTATTCCATTTTTGACGGCACCTGCAACCCGGCCAACCCGCAGCACTGGTTCAAGCAGTTTTTGGATTCCGACGCCGATATATACCAGCAAGCCTACACCATAGACGACAACCCCTTCCTGGACCCGGTGTTCGTTGCGAACCTCAAGCGCGAGTATACCGGGACGGTGCTGTATGATCGCTACATCCTTGGGTTATGGGTGGCTGCCGAGGGCGTGATTTATCGGCTGTTTGCCGACCACCCGGAGCGGTTCATTGTGGATGATTTGCCCGATCAGAAGATCAGGCGGGCGGTGATCGGCGTGGACTTCGGCGGCGGCACCAGCGCCCATGCGTTCACCTGCACCG